AGTCTTTACTTGGCGATCAAGGAGGAAAGCTTTCAACGATTGCAATGCATTCCCGCTGCTACTACGATTTGGTAGAAAGAAGAGCAGTTGATTTTGTACTAGCTACAGACATCAATGGTGGCGGTGCAACAGCTTCTGGTGGTTCTATACAGAACGCATTTGGAAGTCCAACAGTTCCAACATTTATGGGATTGAGAGTTATCGTTTCTGACGACATTCCAACAACAGGATCTGGAAGTTCTACAGAATATTCTGTATTTATGTTCCAAAACGGAGCAGTCGTTACAGGCGAACAGGCTCCAATCAGAACACAAACTGACAGAGATATACTTGCTTTAGAAGAAGCAATGGCAGTGGATCTCCACTACATCTATCATCCTGTAGGTTTGAAGTATGCTGTATCAACAGTAAACCCATCTAGATCAGTTCTAGAAACAGTAGGTTCTTGGTCGAAAACCTATGAGACAAAAAATATCGGTATCGTAAGAGCTACCGTTGTTTCTAATAACGACTAGAGGTAATTAATTATGCCATCTTTATTTGATGTAACTGCTGGGTCTTTAGTAGGCCCAACAACAGGCGGCACTGTAACTCAGGCTACCAGTAAATCAACAGGTGTAACTCTAAGTACAGAGTCTGGTCAGATCACAATGAACGCTGCGGCTTTAGCGGCTGCGGCAGAAGTCACTTTCACGGTGACGAATACTAAGATTACAGCATCTGATGTTGTTGTAGCTTGTCATGGATCTGCTGGAACTGCTGGTTCATATTTAGTGAACGCTAATACAATGGCTAGTGGATCTTTTAAGGTCACTGTTGCTAACGTATCTGCTGGCTCACTAAGTGAAGCGATTGTCATTAATTTTGTAGCCCTAAAGGGTGCATCTAGCTAATGGCTTTATTTGCTTTTAAGCGAATGAGGGAACAAAACGAAGCTGCTCAAAAGGCGGCTTCTGTTTCCACATCAAAGCAAAAACCAAAACGCAAACCTCAAAAGTTAAAAGTAAATGGCGATAACAATAACAGCGACAGTCGGTAGTACGACTGCTAATAGCTATGTCACATTAGCTGAAGCAAATTTATTTGTTGAAGGTCTTACACAGTCTGATGATGTTGTAGCTTGGGGTACTAGCACTGATGACGAAAAAAATCGTGCATTATTTAGTTCAACTCAAAGAATAGATCGTGAAAAGTTTTTGGGTGCTAGATCTTCTGACACACAGGCAAGACAATGGCCGCGCAGCGGTGTTCGTGTTCCTGACCAATATACAAATCTTTATGGCCTATCTTTTCCTAACAGGATAATGGCCGATTATTACACAGATACTGAAATACCAGATCATGTCCAACACGCACAAATCGTTTTAGCTGTTTATCTAAATAACAACAAAGACGGAATCGGGTTGAGTGGTCTTGAAGATTTTACAAATGTAGTTATTGGAAATATAAACGTTACTCCTAATTTCTATGGAAGAATTGGGATTGATCGTATTCCTCCTATCGTTGACCATTATTTGAATGGCCTTAGAATAGGTGGAAGTGCTAATCTATCAATCAAGAGGTCTTAACTAATGGCATACGAATACCCAGCAGCAATTATCATTACTGATACAAATGCTCATACTGGCAGATTTGGGAAAGTTCATTGTTTATCAGATGCTAGTGCTACTTTTGTTTCTGAAAACATTACAGAGAATGGTTCTTCAACTATAAACGGCATAACAATGAAGGCTTCATCTGAAGTTTGTGGAGTTATAACAAGCATCACTCTTGCTAGTGGTCAGGTCATAGCTTATCTCTTATGAGTATTGCCAACGCCTTAAAAAAAGCAGCTTCAAAAACAATCAAAGTTCTTGGTGGCGGAATTACTTATAGAAGAGTAACTACAGGGATCTATAACCCTACTACTGGCTCAATGAGTGAAGTGAAAACAGATGTCAGTATAAAAGGCGTGGTAACTAATGTTTCAAAGGCTGAAGTAACTGATTTAGTTTCTAGTCAGGATAAACGATTAATTATATCTGCTGGTGATATAAGTTTTACTCCTACAACATTTGATCGAGTGATAATAAGTGGTACAGAATATAAAATTATTCAAATAAATAGTAATGAGCAAGATAATACAGATATAACTTTTGATATTTTCTTGAGGTAATCATGGCCAGACAGATAAGAGTTGACCAAATAGATGATGTAATGAGAGAAGCTGTTGAAAATCTTGTTCATGCGACTACGTTTGAATGGACTAGAAAAGTAAAAAGAGAAACTCCAGTAGACACTGGCAGACTTAGATCAGCTTGGCAGACTGATGTTAAGCCTTTTAAAGGAACAATAATCAATAATGTTGAATATGCTGAACCTGTTTGTTTTGGTATAAATAAACCGCCATCATGGGGTGGGACTTATAGAACAAGGCAGGGAACTGTTGAAGGATTTCCAGCACTAATAGGAAAAGAATTAGAACAATATGCCAGAAGAGAATATGAAAAAATTAAAAGAGGTATCTAATGGCTGCTACAAATTTAAATACAGTAAGATCAATTATTGAAAAACGACTTAATGAGGAATTTAGAACAGGGCCATCAATTCCTTTAGTTTTTAATAATGTTCCTTTTGATGCCTCTACTGTTGATCAATATATTCAATGCATTACTAGCTTTGGATCAAGTGAATACCTTACACAGCAAGCACCAAATTCTGCCACTACTGCAACAAACCTTGTTGTGGGTCTTACTACTTTTAATATATATACGGCTCAAGGACTAGGAGCAGGGGCAAATTTTGTTATTGGTAAAAGACTCAGAGATTTATACAATAGAATTACTGTTACAGATGTAAGGTTTGATCCGCCTGTAGGTCCAGAAGTATTAGAGGCAACGCCAGAAGGCAAATTTCAAACACAGGTTAGAATAACATTTGAATTGTATGAAGCACTAACACCATGATTGAAATTACTGAAGAAATGCTAGATGCGATTGAAGCTGTTAAAGGCAGAAGAGAAGCTCAATATTGGGATCATCAGTGTAGACGTTACATGGAAAAGAATGAGAAAGATGTAAAAAAACAGAAAAAGAGTTAATATATTTATAAATATTCTTTTTTATTGTTATGGCTGCTGTAAAAGGTGACGTAGGCCAAGTCAAATTTGATGATGGTGGCTCTTCAGTTAACCCAGTACTAGGCACAAGATCATGGTCTATGTCTATCACTAAAGATTCACAAGAAACTACAGTTCAAGGTGACACTTTCAAATCTTTTATTGGTGGTCTTATTGAAGGTGAGGGAACTGCTGAATTAGTTTATGATGCCGCTGCTTCTGGAGAGACTGCAACTTTTGTTGATGGGGTCTTAACTACTGGTGACGCTGGAACAGCAGCTTTTGAACTTTTCCCTGATAGTGCTAGTGGTTCTGCAAAGATCAGTTTCAGTGGCCTTATTACTAACTTTGAGCAAAGTTCATCTCTTGGTGATGTAAACACAATTAGCATTACATTTAAACCATCTGGCACAATTACCTCAGCAATCTAAAACGTAAAATTCTTCGCACTTATTTATGGCAACTGAAAGAACCGCAGACCTTCTTCTTGGAGCTTTTCAAGATGAAATGGTCAACAGAAAAAAGTATGAAATTAAAGATTCAAATGGAAAAATAATAACAACTGTATATTTTAAGCCTATAACTAGATTTGCGAGGGTCAAGGCACAACAGTTGGCTGGATCAGATGAAGCTTTAGTAATCTCAACTCAACTACTTTGTCAGATGGCAGAGAAAGAAGATGGGACTCCAGCTTTTGATATGTCAGATGCTGCTGTTTTGCAAAGATCACTTCCAGAAAAAGTTTTAAATGAAATAGAGCTTTTCTTGAATGATATTAAGTTAGATATTGATACAGCAAAAAAAGAATAAAAGGGGATAACTGGTTTAGATTTGAGTTTTTCCTAGCAACAGAACTTAGTAAGACAGTACAAGAACTTAGAAAAGGCATGACTGAGGCAGAGCTTATCTATTGGGCTGGCTATTATGAGATTAAGCATGACGAAGAAAAAAGAGCATTACAACGACAAAAACACAATTCAAGGTAATATATAATAAAGGGTTTTTTTATAAGTGGCACAGGCTAATGTAAAACTTACAGTTGATGCCAGTGGTGCAACCAGAGCATTAAATGGTGTCCAGAAACAAACTAATGTCTTACAGAAGTCTTTTGGCGGTCTTAGAAATGCTATTGGTGGGATAGGTTTAAGTTTAGTAGCAAGGCAAGCGGTTAAAGCATCATCTAATTTTGATAAATTAAACGTAAGGCTAGGACTATTAACAAAAGCAAATGGCACTTTTGCTAAGTCTCAAAAAATAGCGGCTGATGCTCAAAAGGCTTTTGGTTTAAGTTCGACAGAAGCTCTTGAAGGAATTACAGATATAACGGCAAGACTAGCTCCTTTGGGTGTCGGGGTTGAAGATATTAAAAGTACTTTTTTTGGATTTAATACCGCTGCCAAGTTAGCTGGTGCATCTACTATGGAGGCATCAAACGCATTTAGACAATTAGCTCAGGCTCTTGGCTCAGGAAGGCTGGCTGGTGATGAATTTAGAAGTATATCTGAACAGATCCCGACATTACTCCAACCGATAGCAGATGAATTAAATGTTCCTATTGGAAAACTTAAAGAGTTAGCTGCTGAAGGCAAGTTGACCAGTGATGTTGTATTAAGAGCATTAAGAAAGATTGAAACAGACGGAGCGGCTTCATTAAAAGAATTAGTTGCTAATGATCCAACTCAAATATTTAAAGATTTTAGTAATGCAACGCATGATCTTTCAAAGGCATTTGGTAAAGAATTAAGGCCAGCAGTAGAAGGAGTGACAAAACAATTGACCCAACTAATTAATTCAATTACTGAATTTGTCGAAACTGATGCTGGTCAGGCTGCAATACTAATTACAAAAATAGCTGTTGCAGTGAAGCTTTTGTCTGTTGCTATACCTTTGGCTACTGCTGCGTTTTCAGCCTTGCTTGTAAAAGTTAACATGGTTGGGGTCGCAAGTCTTATCACATCAGGAGGTTTGACTGGACTACAGGTTTCTGGATTACTTGCAGCGAAAGGAATTGCAAGCACAACCTTGGCTCTTGGAGCTTTAAAAATTGCTATGGCTACAACTGGAATTGGCCTTTTAGTTCTTGCTGTTGGTGGTCTTGCAACTGCATTTATGAAAGCAAGGAGAAAAGCAAAAGAGTTTCAAGACTTAATTAATGAAGGTGGTCAGGAAGATGTAACTAATGCTTTTAAAGAACAAGAAAAAGTTGTTAAAGCCTTAGAAAAACAACTTGCAAGCACAAATAAAAAAAGAGCAGGTCACATCAGTAGACGCTTAGAAGAAGAACAAGCAGAATTAAGAATGTTACAAGGAAGGTTAAACACTCTTGCTTCGGAAGAAAAAATCACTGAAGCAAAGAAAAAACAAAATGAGGAACATAAAAAGTCTGAAGAGCTTATAAAAAAACAAGAAGAGGCAACAGATAAACTAAAAGAAAAAATGATGGCTGTAGGTGAAGAGATTGAAAGCAGTATCAAAAACAATCTAAGAGATGCCATAACTGGTGCGAAAACCTTTGGAGAGGCAATGGCAGGGGTTCTTAATAAGATAAGAGACAAAATTATAGATGCTCAATTAGATAAGCTGCTAGGCGGCTTTGGTGAAAACTTTGGTAAAGGTAAGGACGGAGGTAAAGGGCTTGGTGGATTGCTTGGTGGATTATTAGGAGGATTGTTCGCTAATGGTGGCCAACCACCTGTTAACAAAATCTCAGTTGTAGGTGAAAGAGGCCCAGAACTTTTTGTTCCTCGTTCTGCTGGTACTGTTGTTCCAAATCAAGATATTGGTGGTTCAAATATTACAAACAACATTAGTATTAGTGTTGATGCTTCAAACAGTAATGTTCAATCTGATGAAGATGGCCGTCAGTTTGGACAGGCTATTGCAAGTGCAATACAGTCTGAAATCATTAAGCAAAAACGTAGTGGAGGTTTATTAAGATAATGGCTACATTTGATGATTCAACACTTGGTACTACCGCAGGTGCAACAACACCTACATATAACTCTACTGAAACTGCTGCGCCAAAAATTATTACGGTACAATTCGGAGATGGCTTTAAGTCACGCAATACCTTTGGCCTGAACCAAAACCCTAAATCTTATAATTTAACTTTTGTTGTTTCTTTGGCTGATGGTGATAAAATTTTAGCTTTTTTTGACGCAAGAGCAAAAAACAGTGAAAGTTTTACATTTACACCACCAGCTACAAGCACAGCAAGAACATTTATCTGCGATCAATACTCTAGAACAAATACATATTTAAATAGAGTTACCATTTCAGCAACTTTTGAGGAGGTATTTCAACCATGACAATTAATCCAGTTGACCAATTAACACTTCCAGTTGAACAACTACAAAAACTAGAAGGCATATCAATTATTGAATTATTTCAATTAGAGTTAAAAATTGACTTGCATTATAGTTCAACGGAATCAAGTCCAACTATTTTTTATAGATTTCATAATGGTACTAATGGGATAAATACAGATTTAAAATGGCAAGGAAATATTTATACAGCCATTGCTTGTCAAGCAGAAGGTTTTGAAACTGGTGATAATACAGTTATGGCAAGACCTACACTTTCTTTTGCTAATACTATTAGTAATTTTTCTTCAATTTTAGAACTTGTGAATCAAGTAACTCCTTTTAATGATTTACAAAAAGCAACAGTTACTAGGCTTAGAACTATGGCTCGTTTTTTAGATGCTGATAATTTTGCTAATAATACAAATCCATTTGGCTCACCTAACGAAAATATGGAACTTGAACGGCAAGAATATCAAATCAATAAAAAATTAGTTGAAAATAATGAAATATGTAGTTTTGAATTAGTTAATACTATTGATTTTGAGGATTTATTTTTACCAAGAAAGCAAATTACTAAAGATAGATTTCCAGCTACAGGTACTTTTGTTTTTGTATGACTTGGAAAGAAGATGCTAAAAAACATTTTATAGATTGCAAACCAGCAGAGGGTTGTGGTTTTCTAATAGAAAGAGGTGGAAATGAATTTTTTTATCCTTGTAAAAATCTTGCATCTCATGTGGAAGAAGAAGTTACTTTTGCTATAGATCCTTTAGATTATGCAGCCTGTGAAGATAGTGGTGCTAACATACTTGCAGTTATTCATTCTCATGTAGAAGGCAATGCAGATCCATCTGAAGCTGACATAAAAAATTGTAAGCTGTACATGACAGATTGGTATATTTATTCTATACAAGATGATAACTGGCATTTTGAGGAGGCAGATTAATGATTAGAAAAATAAAACTTTATGGTCCATTAAGAAAATTATCTGGAGTGAAAGAATTTGACGCAGATGTTTCTAATGTAGATGAGGTTTATAGTTTTATAAAAGTTAATTATCCTAATTGCAAACAGCATCTATATGAAGCTTGTTACAGCGTTGTTATGAATGATGTTGATATAACTTTTAAAAATTTAATTATTAATGGTGAAGGTGATATAAAAGTAATACCTCTTGTAAGTGGAAATTTCTTTTTACCTTTTTTAGGTACTTTGTTTGCTGGTTTTTTTAATACAACTATGACCTCTATGGCTGCTTTAAAGTCTGCTCTTGTTGTTGGTGGATTAAGTTTTTTATCTGATCTACTTGCCCCAACTCCACCTTCAGGTAATGAGGTAACAAGTGATCCAGAAGTTAGTTCATTTATAAGTGGAGCGACTGCAAATACTACAAAATCTGGTGGTGCTGCTCCTTTAATTTTTGGTGAATTTTTAGTCGGTTCAGTGGTCATAAGTGCTGGTGCTGATACAGTAGAAGTAAATAATATTTGAATTGTATTAAATAAAAATTATGGCTAGAGAAATAAACAGCTATAAGAGATTACAGCACCAAATGGGTCTTAGTGAAGAATTGCCTGATAATTTTATAAGAGCAGTACAGTTTTTTACTTTTCTTGATTTAGTTTGTGACGGTGCGGAAATTGAAGGTTTTGCTACACCATCAGCTAACGGAGTAGCGATTCCAGATGAACTTTTTTCACCAAAACAATCTAAAATTGAAACTCTTACTTCTGATGAGAAAGAATATTTAGAACTAGCAGAACAAGATGTTTTTATAAATGGTAGACCAATAAGAAATGCAGGTGGTCAACAGACAATTATAAATACTTCTTTAGCACTACGAACAGGAAAAGATAATCAAGAGGTTATGGGAGGTATAGATACTTTAAGAAGATCTGAAACTTTATCACCCGATACAGTTAATAATAATAGAGATATGGAAGCAAATAAGGTTACTGGATCAGTTGCAGGGGGGCAAGATAATAATGTTGATGACACCCCATCATCAATAATTGTCACTTTAAATTGGCAGAGTTTAAGGCAGTTACATCCTACTGACGGAAGTACACAAGGTTTAATAGTTACCGAAGGCCCGTTTAAAGACGAATTTACAAAACATGGTATAAAAAGTTTTGAAGCTGGTGCGGTGCATATACAGATCAGAATAAATAATACAAATGGCACTCGATTAGTAACTTTTGACGCAGAACCTTTAGCGGCAATTTCAGTTGGCCCTTATGCAAGAGATTATGGACTTGACATACCTTTAAGTGTTAGAAATACACCCGCAGCTATAGCTGCTAATTTTCCTTTGTATGTCCAAGTTGTGAGAAAAGACATTGAATTTAGATCAAATTCATCATTAGGAAGAGATCCTTTCGCAAATATATCAGTAGGAAGAGAAACAAAAAGAGTAAATGTTTATGAAGAAGGATCAAGAAGATTTACTGAATTTAGTTTTGCTAGACTGCAAAGTTTGATTCCAGCAAACCCAACAACTGCAAGATTTCCTAAATCTGCTTATATAGGTTTACGTTATTCAGCAGAGCAGTTCCCTAGCATCCCACAAAGAATCTACAAAATAAGAGGAATAAAAGTAAAAGTTCCTATTGGTACAAATGATGGAACGGTTCCTGTTGACAGCGTTAATGGAAGAATACTTTACCCGACAGGATATTCTTTTGTTGCTTTAAATAATGATACAGATAAAAAACGTTGGACAACTGATCCAGCTTGGATTCTATATGCACTATTAACAGAGGAATATGGTCTACAAATAGAAGAATCAAAGATTAATAAACCATCTTTTTTTGAAGCAAGTAAACATTGTTCAACACCAATTACAGGTGAAGATACTCCAAGATATTCATTTAATGGTGTAATTAACCGAAGACGCAAAGCTTTAGATCTTATAAAACAAATAGCAGGTTTAATGAGAGCTACTGTTTACTATAAAGATGGCTCGATCAAAATTGCTTTAGATAAAGCTGAAACAGTTACATCTTATTTGTTTACTAATGCAAATATAATAAATGGCAAATTTAATTATTCTGGAATAGATAAAGATAAAAAATATACTCAAGTAAATGTAGCTTATTTCAATAATAATATTCAAGAATTAGATCAAATTTCTGTAAGCAGTAATGATTTAGACCCTGATTTTGAAACCAAATATGGCATAAACCAAACAAATATACAAGCTTTATACACAACTGATAGGAGTCAAGCAGTAAGGCTTGGAAGATCAATTTTATATACGAATTTACTTGAAAGTGAGGTTGTTAATTTTGAATGTGGTCTGGAAGCTGCGTCAATGTTAGAACCTTTTCATATAATAAAAATTGCTGATAGGTTAAAAGAATCTTTTAGAGCAAGCGGAAGAGTTAAGACAGTTACAAGTTCAACAGTATTAGTATTAGATGACAGCACTAATACAACAGTTGGTGTTGTTGGTGATAATTTTTTAATAGTTGATAAAGAGGGAGGATTGCAAGAAAGAACAATTCAATCAGTAAGTGGAAGTACGGTAACATTATCATCAGCTTTAAGTCCTGAACCACAAGCTGGCACAATTTGGGCAGTTAAAACTGGAAACATACAGCATAGAAAGTTTAGAGTTTCAAATATAAAACAAAATACTAATTTTACTTTCTCTATAACAGCAGTTGCTTATGACGATACAAAATACACTTTTATTGACAGACTTGATCTTGGAAATGGGATTGGAAGAGATCCGACAACCTTATTAGATGAATTACAACCACCGCCAATAATAAGCCTAAAAGAAGAGTTAATAGTAGTAAACGGAAGACCTACAAGTCGTATTGTTTTAGATTTTGGTTATGTACAGGGAGCAAAAAAATACCAAATTAGTTATAAACAAAGTGGAAACGGACCTTTTGTAAGTTACCAATTTACTAATCAATTTATTATTAATAATAATCCCGCAGGTATTTATGAATTTAGTCTAAGATCAGTTTCGGCTAATGATGTTTTAAGTGTTAACGCTTCTGAAAGGAATTTAAATGCTTTTGGTGTGATAAATTCCTCAATTGGTAATGTACAAAATTTAAGGGGTGTAGAAAGTGGCAATAATTTAATTCTAACTTTTGATCCTTCAGAAGATCAAGATGTTTTAAATGGAGGTTTAGTAAGGGTAAAATCTCATCCTAGTACTGATGGTTCTGGCACATATTTAACTTCAACTTTTTTAAAAGATGTTGACGGTAATTCTACTGAAATTGTTATAAATAATTATGAAAACGGTGAATATTTATTAAAGTTTGTTGATGTAGCAGGTAATGAATCTGTAATTGCAACTTCTGTTGTTGTAAATAAATTGGTAGCTGGTGATGATAAAACAATATCAATAAGAGAGGATTCAGCTTTTTCTGGTGCGAAAGTAAATATGGCAAAAGATAATTCACTTAATGCATTAATTCTTACAAGTGGAACAAATTTCGACTCATTGACTAATCTAGATAATCTTACAACTGCTACAGAAACTTTTGCTACTTTAGACCTTGTTACTGGTGGTATATCTGAAACAGGTGACTATACCTTTAATGCTAATGACATTGATCTTGGTGGGGCTTTTAGATTTGGTTTAACAACTCATATCAAAAAATCTGGATTCACCTCAGTTACTTTATGGGATGATTACACCGATTTGATGGATACTTGGCCTGAAAGTAATTTTACTGGTACTGGTGAAACAGGAGAAAGCGCAACAGTTACATTTCAAATTGCTAAAAGTCAAACAGGTACAGCTAGTACAAGTTTTGAAACTTTTACAAATACAGATATGACTGCAAGAACATTATCTTTTAAAATTAATGTTTTAAATGATAGTGGTTATAAAAACGTTGCCATATCTGAATTAGGTGTAAACCTAACATTTAAAGCAAGAACTGAAAGAAGTATTGATAATTCAAGTGCGACAAATGGTATTCTTACAAGTTCTGGAAGTGGTGCAACTACAGTTACTTTTGCTAAAAAATTCTTTACAGGAACTTCTGTTGTAGGTGGAAGTACATCAGCTTTTAACCCAGTAATTTTTATAAATGTAAATAATATGCAGTCAGGTGATTTCTTTACTATAGATAGTGTCAGTTCTAGTAATTTTGTTGTATCAATAAAAAATGGCTCTAGTTTTGTGGCTAGAAATTTCACATATAGTGCTTTTGGATATGGATCGGGGTAGTATAATAGGAAAAACGTAAAATAAAATGACAAAACCAGCAGATTTTGTAGTTGATAATGATACGGGTGCAAATGTAAGAACGGATTTAAATAATCTATTTGAAGCAATACGTCAAAATAATGGATACGGTAGTGAACCGACTGTTAAATACAATTATATGTGGTATGCGAATACATCCTCTGATCGCATGGCCTTCTACAAAGCAAATGCAACTGATAGAGTTGAATTTATAAGTTTAGTTAATGGAAATTTCTTTGGTCCTGATGGGTCTGTTTCTACTCCAAGTTATACTTTTACAAACTCAGCAAGTACTGGTTTTTATAGAAGTGCATCTAATCAAATAGGAGTTTCTAATAATTCAGTAAATACAGCATTATTTAAAACAACTGGAACGGAGATAAAAGGCAAACTTGAAGTTATCCCGACTACTGGTGGTGCAACACTAGATATTAAAACAAATTCTTTAAATGACCAAGATGTTGCTATTAATCTTGTTGCTGACACAACACATACTACTGGCGGTTTATCTATAAAAAGATTACAGACAGCAAATGGAAATTCAGAAATAGTACATCAAGGTACAGGCGATTTTATATTACATACTGATACGGCAGCCGATATTGTTTTTAAAACAGATAGTGTTGACAGATATACAGTTTTTGGAGTTGGAACTCAAGAAGGTACTATGATTTCGCATGATAGTACTCGTAATGTTTTAACATCTGCTGGAATTGCTCTTACGAATACTTCAAACGATAATGGTGCTGGTTTTGAATTTGTTAGCATTGTAAAAAATGGAACAGGGGTTGGTACTTGTGTATTTATAAACAGACTTGCAGCCGCGGGTCTGCCAGATAGCGGAACAGGAAAATTAATTGAGTTTGAATATGATAGTAGTAACGTAGGTTCAATAAATACTAACGGAAGTGCAACAGCTTATAATACTAGTTCTGATTATAGATTAAAAGAAAATGTTGTTGATTTAACAGATGGAATAACTAGATTAAAAACTTTAAAAACTTATAGATTTAATTACAAAAATAATAGCTCATTAACAGTTGATGGTTTTCTTGCTCACGAAGTAACCGCAGTACCAGAAGCAATAACAGGAACAAAAGATCAAGTTGATAGTAATGGTAAAGCAATTTATCAGGGAATAGATCAATCAAAATTAGTTCCTTTACTTGTAGCTTCATTACAAGAAGCAATTGCTAAAATAGAAACATTAGAAACTAAAGTCGCTGCATTGGAGGCTGGTTAATGGCTATTATTGCTGGAGTTAAAGATTTTGATGTCACAAGACGTAGTGATTTTCCTATAAAACTTACTTTTAGAGATGGCAACAGCAATCTTATTGATCTGACAGGTTACACAGTTGATGCGGAAGTCTATAGTATTACTTCTGATGGCTTCAGAGATACAAAATATGCGGATTGGTCTATAACTTATACAAGTAGAACAGGTGGTGTTGTAGATATTGCTTTGACAGATACACAGACTGCAACTTTTAATAAACATGAATTAAAATATGATGTTCAATTAACACAACCAAATGGAGAGAAATTTCAATATTTAAGAGGTACACTATATATTAATGAGGGCTATTCAGAATGAGTACACCTAATAAAGTTGAAGTTAGTCAGGTTAATGAAGTAACCACTGTTGAAATTACAACGGCAGGGCCACAGGGTGTCGCAGGTGCTACTGGCCCCGCAGGTGAAGGTTCTGCAACAGTAGCCATAGGTACAGTAACTACAGGAAATGCTGGAACAAATGCAACCGTTACTAATGTTGGTAGTACAACAGCAGCTACATTAAATTTTACAATTCCAAGAGGTGATGCTGGTGCTGCTGGTAGTAATGGAAGTAATGGATCAGATGGTGCTGCCGCGACTATAGCGGTTGGATCAGTTAGCACTGGTGTGGCTGGTTCTTCGGCAACGGTTACTAATTCTGGATCGTCAAGTGCTGCTACTTTTGACTTTGCTATTCCTAGAGGTGCGACAGGTGCTACTGGCCCTGCTGGTAATGACGGAGCAGACGGAGCGATTTCTGATGGTGACAAGGGAGATATTGTTGTAAGCAATTCTGGTGCAACTTTTACTATTGATAATGATGTTGTTACTGCTGCTAAGTTAGCTGACACTTCTGTTAGTGCTGGTAGTTACACAAATACAAATATCACAGTTGATGCACAGGGAAGGATAACATCTGCTGCATCTGGTTCTGCTGGTGGAGTAACTTCAGTTACAGGTTCAACTCCTATAGTTTCTTCTGGTGGATCAACACCTGCTATTAGTATTTCAGCAGCTACAACATCTGCTGCTGGTTCAATGTCTGCCAGCGATAAAACAAAATTAGATGGTATAGAAAGTAATGCAACCGCAGATCAAACAGCTAGTGAGATAAGAACACTTGTAGAGTCAGCTACAGATTCTAATGTATTTACTGACGCAGATCATACAAAGTTAAATGCGATAGAAGCAAGTGCTACTGCTGACCAAACAGGTGCTGAGATAAAATCTTTATATGAAGGTGAAAGTGATACTAATGCTTTTAGCGATTCTGAGAAAACTAAGTTATCAGGTATAGAGAGTAACGCTACAGCAGATCAAACTGATGAAGAGATACAAGATATTGTGGGAGCTATGCTCACAGGTAATACTGAGTCAGGCATAACAGTAACTTATCAAGATGCAGATGGCACTATAGACTTTGCTGTGGCATCACAAACTGATGAAAATTTTACAACAGCAGATCATACAAAACTTGATGGTATTGAAGCTTCTGCTACTGCTGATCAGACAAACGCAGAGATAAAGACAGCTTATGAAGCCAACTCAGATACCAATGCCTTTACTGACGCTGAGAAAACTAAATTAACAGGTATAGAAACCAGTGCTACAGCAGATCAGACAGGAGCAGAAATTAAAACAGCATATGAAGCAGAATCTAATACCAATGCTTTTACGGATGCTGAGAAATCAAAACTTACTGCAATAGAAGCTAGTGCTGATGTCACAGATGCAACTAACGTAGATGCTGCTGGTGCGGTAATGAATACTGACGCTTCAACTGCTGCAATGGGTTTTGTTGTTGATGAAGATAACATGGCATCTAACAGTGCTACCAAAGTTCCAAGTCAACAATCAGTAAAAGCTTATGTTGATGCTAATAGTAGTGATACAACTTACACTGCTGGAACAGGTTTGAGTTTATCTGGTACTACTTTCAATGTCGATCAAATAGCACTTACTACTGTCCAAACAGCAGCAAATGAATCTGCACAGCTAGGTCTTACGACCCAAGAAGGAGATATTGTTGTCAGATCAGACCAGAATAAATCTTATGTAAGAAACAGTGGAACTGCTGGCACAATGGCAGATTTCACAGAATTATTAACGCCTACAGATCAAGTTTTATCTATTAATGGTAATACAGGAGCTATAACGGCTGCACAGATAGCAGCAGCAGTAGAAGCAGCTTCTGATTCTAATACTTTTACAGACGCAGACCATACAAAACTAAATGCAATAGAGAGTGGAGCGACTGCGGATCAAACTGCTACCGAGATAAAAACATCGTACGAAAGTAATAGTAATACAAATGCTTTTACAGATGCGGAGCAAACAAAACTATCAGGTGTTGAAGCATCAGCTACAGCCGAT